AGAACCATCATTCCAACGACCGCCCAATACAGCGACCGTGTAGCCATTATATGCTTTGTTCTGCCAAAAATAGTCACCAACTGGAAGTGAACTATTTCCAAGAACTTCACTTGCAATGAATAACCAATCAAAGTCTTCATTGTAAGCAAAAGCAGAAACATAACCATTTGAACCACAAATTGTGATTCCTGCATCAGAATATGGTGCTGCATTTATATCATCCTTGAATCCATGGTCAGCAATATAAACAGAACCTTCATTCTTGTTATAAACATTGATACCATCAATCCACTTCCAAATGTTACCAAATGGATTTTCTTCACCACGATAAGAAACAACTGTCCAACCATTTGTGTTGACAACAGAACCAGTCTTGTTTCCAAGTGTAGTGGTTGCACCAGTGATTTCTGTCATGGATGTTGCACCATCATCAGTCTTATTTGTTACACCTGCACCAATCTTTGACTGCATATCAAAAGATGCATACTCAATAAGAAAAAGAAGTTCTGTTGCAGTTGCTGCCTGAACAGTTTCCTGTGACCAACCTGAACCCCTTTTTGCAGCAATGGTTCTGAATCCATTTCTTGTTGCACCGCTCTGTGTCAGTCCTGATGTAGGCTTTGCATTTGCAATGGATGCAAGAACATCATTTGTCCAGTCAACATCCTGTGCATCATTCAGTTTGTATGCAGAAGCTGATGTGTCATAAGTACATCCTTCATATGCAGAAAGATAAATGAAGTTCTTTTCCTTTCCATCCTTGATGAATGCAGGATGAAGTTTGAAGCCTGCCTTCATGGTGTCAGACACATAATATCTTGCCTTTCTCATGTGGAAGCCTTTGCCACCCTGAATCTTTTCAAGTTCAAGTGGAACAACCTTGTAATAAAACTTTGGCTGCTCAACCATGACCTGCACCTTTGTTCCTGCTGCATATGTTCTGATGTTGTCACCTTCACCCTTTGTGATTGCAGAAGTCAGGACACCAGTTTCTGAATATCCTGCATCACCAAAATATGCAACAACCTTTCCTTCATCAGTGACATTGCATCTTTTTCTTCCACCAAAAGCCTTGACACCATCAAAATCATCACCAGGTGTCTTTCCAACTGCACCTGCAAGTCTTGTGAATTTCTTGTTCTTGAAGTCAACTTCAACACCATAGATGTCTGCATCCGTATATCCAATATAGGACTGGATGTCTGTGATTTCTGCCTGCAATGCATTGATGTCACCCACTGTTGCAACAGCAGCAGGGTCAACAGTCATAGAAACATTGCTTGCATTTGAAACTGTGGTCACAAGTTTCAGATATGCACCACTGACAGTGATTCCATTATAAGGTGGCATATATGCCCCCACATTTGCACCTGCAACTGCATAAAGGATTTCACCATCATCAGGGTCATTTGCATAAAGACCAATGGAATTCATATAATATCCAGTTGTCAATGCACTGTTTTCCATTGCAGCATCAACCTGAACTGCAACAGAATTGATTCTTGTGACTTTGGAAACAGCAACCTGCTGTTTGATGTTGGACAGTGCAGTCAGTGCAGGAATCTGTGAATCATTGTAAGTTGTGGCAGATGCTGCAACCTTTGTGAATGTCACATTTGCTTTTCCTGCAATAAGTTTTGCCATCAAAGACTGTCCTTTGTTTGTGATAATAAGCTGTCTAAATTCTGACATTTCTTTTTCCTACCTTTCATATTTTAATTTGATTCAGTAATTGAAACACCTGCTGTCATTACTGTGTGACCACTGACATCTATTGATTCTTTGAAGCTGTCTGAAATTTCAACAACCACTGCACCGACAACACCACCTGCAAAGGATGCCCCTGAATCAATGGACATTCCCTTTTTGAATGCATCAGACAATGTGGTCATATATCCTTCAACAATTCCACCACCAAAGATGGATGTTCCCTGGATGTCCAGGTTCTTCTTGAAGGAATCTGACAGTTCAAATGTTTCACAATTGACAATTCCTGCTGCCACCCTTGCTGTTGCATTCAAGTCAATGAACAGCTTGTTTTTTGCATCAAGAACCATTGATGCAGGCAACATGTAAGATAAAAAATAGTCAAGTTCTTCAACTTGACCATACAAATCCAAATGTGTTGTGATTTCCAATTTGTGTTCATCCAGTTTCCTGATGATTTCATAATTATCAGAACCACCACACAAAGTGTCCAGTTTATTCAGCAAGGTTTTCCAGGTATAAGGAACAGTATCATTCCATCTGACCAACACCCTGTTGATTCTTGATTCCAGGGTGTCATCAGCAGATGGAACAATTCCAATCAGCTTTTCAAACTTGCTGATTCCTGTCAGATTGCATGACTGAATGAACTGGTTGTTTTTAATTATTTCTGATTCATCTTCTACCAACTGAAATTCAGGGTTTTCAGTTTTCATAATTTCCCTGATTTCCATGTATTCCTGAATGAATGGTGGAAGATGTCCAAGAAGGTTCACATCTCTAATCATCCACTAACACCACCCATCACTGGAATTTCATATTTATCAAGTGTCAGATTGTTTGCAGTACCATTGATTTTGGTGTTTGAAATATCCACAATTCCCTTGATTCCAAGAAGTCTTGTTTCAATCTGACTGATTCTGACAACTGACTGTGAATAGTTTGCCCACTGACTTCTGATTTCCTTCAAATATGCACTGATTGTGTCTGTGATTGTGCTTTTCAGTGTATTGAAAGAATATCCTTCATCAAATGTCAGGGAAGTTGCCACATTGACCTTCACATTTGTTGCAGTGTTTACTGTCACAATGTGGTCAATCGGTGCAATTCCAAGACCTTCCCCCTGTGGGTCAGGGTCAATTGCTTCCTGCACTGATTTGACCAGTGTGGAAGATGCTGCATCAAAGTTTGAATCCAGGATTGTCAGAAGAACAGTTCCACCGCCCTTCCACACTGGTGTGACTTTGGTGCTTCCAACACCAGGAAGTGCATTTGTCTTCTGAATATAGTCTTTCTGATTTCCACCAAAAGGTTTGGTGTCAAAAGTATCAAAATATCTTGTTCTGATGTCTTCTGTTGCTTCTTCATCTTCACCTGGAATCAACAGTTCTGTCAGATAACAGGTTTCAAGTCCTTCAATATAGTCAATAGGAATCATCTGACCAAACTGTGCATTTCCTGTTTCACCTTCTGTTTCACATTCCAGTTTGTATGCACCATCAGAAATTTTTTCTGTGACTGCATAGTTCAATGTTCCACAAGAAAATCTTGCACCAATAGGAATGTTCAAAGTGGAAGGTGTGAATTCACCTTTCAGGATTGCATGTGTTGCAGCAATAGGAATGATTCCCCTTTCTGCTGCCCTTCTGATAAGGTATTTCCTGGATGCAGTATCAGCAAAAGTTTCTTGAAGGATGATGTCAAATTCAATATACATCAACTGCAATTCAACAGCAGCAGGTGCAAGTGCATCATAAATGATTGACCCTTCCCTTTTGTCCATACTGTCAGGAACTCTGTCAAGCATCCTTTGAAGAATGTCTTCATAAGTTACATTTTCATACATTAAATATTCACCACCTTTTCCACATCAACATCACCATAAATGGTGTTTGCTTTGAATGCTACAACCACAATTCCCTTCTGACTGATGTCAAAATCAAATCCTTCACATGAAAGGATTCTGTCATCAACTGAAAGGGCATCAATGATTCTTCTTTCCAATTCAGGACACACATATGTGACTGGTTCACCATAAAGGTCAGAAAGTTGGATTCCATAATTCCAGGAATAAATGATATACTGGTATCTTTCAGTATTCAGGATTTTATATATTGCCTGTTTCACTGCATCCTGCTTATCACAAAATCCGCTGATTCTGTTACTGTCAATGTGCATCATATAGTTTTTACTTGGAAGACTTTCAACTTCCAAGTCTTCTGTCAATATTCCATTTACACCTGGAATCATGTCATCCACCACCTATCCTGTCTAAAACAATATACTTCTGACCACCTTGCATCCTTAACAGAATGACTTCTTCACCTTTTTCCAGGTGATTATGAATGGTCATCTGCTTTGTTCCTTCAATGTCATGTGTATGGGTCAGCTTTGTTGCACCTGATGTCAAATCAATGTCATCACTGTTGCTGTCCTTGCCTTTGACAGTGTGGGTGTGAGTGGTCAAAGATGATTCTGATTCCCATTGTACTGTCACCATTGTGGTGAAGTCCGTCACATTCCTTGTCAGAACCAGGAATGAAGAATCAAGGGTCATCTTTTGGTCAACCAAGATTTGAAGTGGTGAAGAACTTGTCACCTTTCCAAAGCACACCTGAACAGGTTTTCCTGCATCAACCGCTTCTGTTGCAGCTTGTTTGATAGTATTCAATAATTCTGCATAATCAGGCAACGAATTCACCACCTCTCAATTTCAATTCCATTGTGTGTTCATCCAGTTTGAAAGTGTGGACACATTTTTCAACAAGCATCAGGTTTTTCAACTTCACATCACCCAAATCCATAATGACAACCACCATTGAACCTGCCCTGACCCTTGTATCACCAAGGGCATTTTTGATTGTCAGTTTTCTTGTTTTCTTATTGTAAAGGGATAACAATGCATCAACCTTTGCTTGACCATTTTCCCCTTTTTGCAATGTGTCATAATATTGTAAAACACCCCAATTGTTGATATTGCTTGAATCCTGGGATATATACACATCCCTTTGACCACTGTCTTCATTGTCATATACCAACTTGATTCTGTTATAGGTGTTTTCATCAATACTGGATGTATAATCAAAATTCTGTCCAGTTTCTTCATCAATCAGAAGATTCAAACGCATGTTGTCCAAACCTTTCAGGGTGACTTTTCCAAAATCGTCATACATAACATACATGTATTTCTGATTTTTCATTGTGGCATCCAAGGCATTCTGAATGATGTCAAACAATGTCTGATTATCTTCCACCATAGATGCAATCTTGAATCCTGTGTCTTCAATGCTTCCTGTCTGCATTTGAAAGTCTGCACAAATCATCTGAATGACTTCACCTGCTGTTTTGTTTTTATAAACATAGGTGTCTTTGTTTTTCAAATATCGTAACTGGTCATATGCAGTGACTGTGATGATTCTTTCTTTGTCCATCTTCTTTGAAAAGATGAAACCATAAAAGATGTTTGCATCATTCCATTTCAGTCTGACTGCATTTCCTTCTGTAATATCAAGGACATCATCCAGGTGAACCTTGAATGTCAGTTTCCCTGGATTGCCCTTTCTTTCAGTTGTCCACTGAATATCTTCTTGCACAACAGGGATGAACACCTTGTTGCCATTCTGAATCAACAGTTCAGCAGCCATGTGTTCACCCCCTTATGCAGCAGGAATGGTCCAAACCTGTCCAGGATATATCAGATTTGGATTCTTGATTTTATCCCTGTTTGCATTGTAAATAACAGTATATTTTGAACCATTCCCATAATACTTTTTTGCAATGTTCCATAAGCAGTCACCCCTGACAACTGTGTAAGTCTGATTTGCAGGCTTTGGTGGGTTTTCTGCTGCCCTGACAGGCTGTGGAACAATCTTTGGTTTGGAAGATGCAAACTTGATGTTGCATGTCTTGGTTGCATAATCTCTGTATTGTTTCAACTTGATTGTGACCATGACATCCATTCCATAGTTCTTTGCATCTTCTTTGATGGTGTAAGATTCCAAGGAAACCTTCATATTTGTATCAAAAAGCATCTTTCCATTTGGAAGTGTTCTTGTGACAATGAACTGAAAGGTTTCCTTGTCCTGCTTGTAATTTTTCAATACTTCCAAAAATGATTTTGCCCTTGTGAATCCGTTTTTGTAGACTGCAAAAGGATATTTCACATTTGGAAGCAAAGCATCAAATTCAATGTCCGTCAAACCAGGTGTTTTCAGGACATTGATTTCACCATCATTGATAAGGGTGTAAGTTTTATTTGCACCCTTGATTTTCAGTTGCAGCTTCTGTGGTGCAACTGGAAGCAATGTTTTTCCAAGATAGAAATAATATGCCATAGTTTAATGCACCCCTTCCGCTGCCTGTTCCATAGCTTCAAGAACACCTGCTGATAAATGGTCAACCATTCCATCAATGTCCATGTCACTTGAAACAGTATTGTTGTTGTTCATAGTTACTTCAATTTCAGCAGTTGTGAATCTGTTGATTGCTTCTGTTTCTGCAATATCACGAAGATATTTCAGATTTTCTTTGGAAATATCCACACTGTCTGCAATCCTTCCTGCACTGTCTGCTGTGTCAGCAGTGTTTGCTGCTGTTTGTGCTGCATTATTTGCAAAGTCATTTGACAACATGGATGTATCAACACCGCCTGTCAGGTCAATGTTGTCCATGCTAAACATTCCTGAAACCTTGTCAGCAACACCATCACCCCAAGATGCACCTGCATTGAATGCATCCGCTGCCCATCCATCCTGGAATGTGTCAAAGGTGGACATTCCTTCATTGAATGCATCACCAATGGATTTATAATCTTCTTTGTTTCCTGCTGCTTCTGCTGCCTTTGATGCATAGTCATCTGCTGCACTGCTGATTCCTGAATAATCAAATTCCACAAAAGGAAGTTTGTTCAGTGCTGCACAAATGCCTTCAATGACTGTCAATGCAGTTGATAACAGGTTATAGAACCAGGACTGCACATTGCAGATTGCATTGTGGAATGCTGTCATCATGTTGGATGCCAGTGCTGCAATTGCATTTCCAATTCCAAGGGCAATGTTTGCAACAGAAAGACCCAAGTTCTTGAAGAACTGAATCACAACATTGATTCCACCAGTAATGACACCAAAACCGCTGTTTGCAACACCTGTCATCTTTGCGATTGCATTACATACCGCAAAAATAGCAGCAATAACTGCAATAATAAGAAGAATTATCCAGGTCAAAGGACATGCCATCAAAGCAGCATTCAGACCATACTGTGCAGCTGTTGCAGTAAAGGTTGCCCCTGCCTGCATTGCTTCCGCTGCTGCATGAACACTTGCTGAAAGTGCCATGACACCATTAACTGCTGCAACGATTCCTGAAATTGCTGCATAAGCAATCAGTGCTGCAATTACACCATAGACAATAGGTGCAATGATTGACCAATTGTCACTGATGAATGCACCAATGCTTGCAAGTGTATTGAAGAAATCCAACACATAAACCGCAAGCTGTGCCAACAGTCCAATTGCATTTTCCACAAATCCTTGGAACTGGTCATTGTTTGCAAGTTCATTCACTTTGTCCAGGACTGGTTGAAATGCCATCAACGCACTGTTCTGAAATGAAGTCCATACCTGACCCCAAGTCATAGGCATTGCTTCAAACTTTGCATTGATGTCATCAGCACTGGAAAAGATTGCAGCCTTTACAGTGTCCGCTGTCAACTGTCCATCTGCTGCCATTTCCCTGATTTTTCCAATAGGAACATCAAGATAATCAGCAATAGACTGAATCAGGTTTGGTGCTTGTTCAAAGATAGAATTCAATTCATCACCACGCAACACACCTGAACCCAAAGCCTGTGACAACTGCAACATTGCATTTGATGCTTCCTGTGTGGATGCACCTGCAATGGTCATCTGCTTCTGAATCAGGTTTGCAAATGCAATGACTTCATCCTGACTTGCAAAAGCATCCCTTGCATTGTTTCCAAACTTTGCAACAACTGCTGCCATGTCACCAAAAGAACCCCTTGCATTCTGTGCAGATGCATAAATCTGTTTCACAATGGTGTCTGTTTCTGTTGCAGTTCCATTGATTTCATTGAATGTTTGATTCATGGTGTTCAATCTTGCTGTGGTCATTGCCAGTTCATCAGACACATCAAGAACCTTCTGAACACTTTGCATGGACAAATATGCAAGTGCCAGTCTTTTGACTGTATCAACCAATTCATTTGATGTGTTCACACCTGCCTGAATCTGCTGATTCAAATTTCCCTGTGCATCTGCATTATCCCTGATATATCTTTCAGTGCTTGCCACTGTGCTTGACAACTGGTTGTATGCAGCATTTGCAGCAGATACATCCATATTGTCAACCGCCTGATTCAATGCTTCCTGTGCCTGCAATGCCTGATTCAACTGTGACCTTAATTCTTCCAGTTCTGCATTTGCAGTGTCTGTTCCAAGGTTCACTGGATTGTTTTCAATCTGCTGAATCCTTTGCTGAACCGCCTGGATTCTTTGACCCATGGAATTGATGTCCTGCATTGCACTGTCTGAAAAGATGTCAGTTCCTGCTGCATTCTGTGCAATCTGATTCTGTCTGTCAGAAAGTGTTGTCAGCATCTGATTTGTTGCTGTGACTTCCTGTTCAAATCTGTCAATCCCACTGTTGGAAAAGACATCCAAATCATTTGTCACCCATTCAACAGGAACTTGAACAGGGTCAGTTGAAGGTGTTGGTGTAGGCTCTGAACCGCCTGTGCCTGGTGTCTGACCACCAGTGTGCATTGACTGGTTCAAGGCTTCCATTGCTGCCTGTGCCTGATTTGCTGCTTGTGTGGCAGCATCCAGGGAAGAAGTGTCCATGTCAGTTCCCATTGTTGACTGCATGTCACGCATGGAAGAAATGGTCATGTTCATTGCATTCATGATGGACATAAGTGGTGCAGACATTCTGTCATAAAGTTCAACTGATGCAGAAATACTTGCCATTTTGAATCACTCCTTTCCCTGATTATTTGGCTTTTTTCTTTGCTGCCTTTGCTTGTTTCTTTTCGTTTTCTATTCTTAAATCTATCGAAGCAATAACAAATGCTTTTTCATATGGGTCAAGACCCACAAACTGGGAAGGTAAAATGTGCAATTTTTGCAAAGCATAATGTGCATAATTTGCATCACCATCACCTTCCAGTATTAGTTTTTTGCTTCTTCAACCTTGTCTTCCATGTTACTGTCAAAACCATTGAATTCCTGAACATAAGCAAGGAACTTGTTATATTCACCAGGGTCATCAATCATTTCACGAACTAAGTCTTCAGGTGTGGAAACACCATAAGAATCTTGAAGTTCTGCATTGTAAAGGTCAGGAAATACAATGGAAGATGCAAGCATCTTTGCACCAAACTTGGAAGAATTGACCTTCTGTCTGAACATGTTTGGCTTTCCCTTGACAGGAATTTCAATGGTGCAGGCTTCCCTGATGTCATCAGATTCCCTGGTTGTTAAAGGTTTGATTTCCCATTCAAGGGGATTTCCCTTTTCATCACAAAGTGACTTTGTTGCAGGAAACTTCACATTTTCCTTCACCTTTTTGTTTTTCTTTAAAAATAAACTTAAATTTGACATGGTATTTTCACCCATCCTTTCAATATTGTTTTAGATACCAAGAAAAATGCAGTCAGATTTTTTCTGACTGCATTTTTCTTGGATTTTTTGAAATTACATTCCTGCAAGCAGGTTGAACTTTTCAGGCATCTTGAAGTCCTCAAATGTGAAATCCATATCTTCATCAAGATATTCACCATCTGCATCAAACTTGGCAAGAATACCACCATCAATGTTGCAGTCCATGAAGACAACTGTCTGTCTTCCTGCATCAGATGTTGGGTCTTCATTTGTGACCTGAATTTCAAAGTACACATCTTCACCTGTGTCCTTGTATCTCTGCATCATTTCCCTGAAAATACTGGTGTTGTAATGGAAGGTTGCAGAACCAGTTCCCTTCCAACCAGTTGACTTGTTACCCATTCCAGTCTTTCCAAGAATAGGGATTTCAGTCTTGGTTCTTTCAAAGTTTGCTTCAAAGTTGATTGCCTGCATGAAGTTGTATCTTCTGCCACTGATTGTCACATAACATTCAGCTAACTTTGCAGACAAAGAATCCTTTGCTTTCATGGTAATGTTTGACATTCTGATTCACCCCTTCCTTATGCCACATAAACTGTCATATACAGTTTTTCCATAGTGTTCACAACAGTGATGTTGTCAGTAACCACAACAGACTTCTTTGTTTCACCCTGGTCAACAGTCACATCTTCATCTGTGAAGTTCTCAATTGCTCTGATGCTCTGCATGTTCTCATGATGCTTCACAATATCTGCCCAAAGGGAAGTTCTACCGCTTGCATCATTTGGAACAACACCAAGGTATTTGGTCACAAAAAGATTTGCAATGTCTGTTGCAATTTGGTCACAAACTCTGATGGTCTGATTGTCCTTGAACACATCACCCTTGTTTGCAGTTGTAGTGACAAGGGAATTGATGTCAGTAAGAACACGCACATCAGAACCAACCTGATGAAGTGTGAATTCACCTGCTTTGATTGCTGCTTCAAGCTGTGACTGTGTATAATCAACATTGATGTCAAATTCACCATCATAAATCTTGTTTGTTGCAGATGCATTGACAGCAGTTCCTGCTGCAACACCAGTCACCCAATAAACAAGGGATGCTTCATTTGCACCATCATCAAGAACTTTGTTCTTGACATTGATAACACCTTCATAATCAGCAGCCTGACCATACACAACCGCCTGGAACTTGACACCAACTTCATCACGCATTCTTTTAGCAAATGCAGCATAAAGTCCTTTTGTTGCAGTGTCTGTTCCAACATAACCAATTGCATTGATGGAAGGATAAGATTCAACCTTGTCCAGGAATGCCTGATGTGCTGCTGTGTTTGCAGTTTCATCTGTACCACCTGCAAGTGCTGTTGCTGCTGTTACCGCAAGGGAAGCAGATGTCTTGAATGTGACATAATCATTTGCAACAAGTTCAGATGCTTTCTTGACTGTCTGTGTGTCCATCAGAACACCATCAAGCCATGTCTGAACATCAAATAACTGGTTGTCATCAACATTTGCCTGGACAGCAATCTTGATGTCATTTCCCCTTGTTCCACCATAAAGTGCAGTTGCAAAAGTATTTGCTGCCTTTGTGCCACCACCATTCAGACGATATGCATATAAGGTCTGAATATTCTTGAACAGGTCACGAAGACCCTTCATGCAGTCATCACCATAGGAATGACCGAAAATCTTCATACTGTTCTTCTGAAAATCACCATTTGTGACTTCAAAAATCTTTCCTTCCTGACCCCAATCAAGTTCAAGACCCATTGCTGCATATCCTCTATCACTCATGTTAGTGGATGCAGTTGCAACAGAAATGAAATTGATGTATGCACCAGGAAGAACCTTGTTCTGTGTTAAAAAAGTACCACCACCAAGTGCCATTTTTATTCACCTGTTCCTTTCTTAAAATTCTTTGTAATCAGTGCATCCAGTTCAGCTTTTGAATACATCTGACCAGTTTTCAAGTTACCATTGAAAAAGTCCTTGTAAGGACTGTATTTCTTGGAAGCAACAATCTGTTCCTTGCTGAATTTCAGAACAGATGCTTCATTTCTTTTTGCCATGTCTTCACCCTTTCACATTTGATGTCAAATCCATGGTTTCCATTGCATCAGTGCTTTCAACCTTATAGACAAACATGTCATAGTTGACAAAGAAGTTCAGAACCTGGTCAACCACTTCACCATGCATTGATGTTCCCCTTTGCAGGTCTTCACCAACTTTGATGACTTCCAAGCAATCAAACATTCTTTCCAGGACATCCATGCATTCTGACCGCTTGTCTTCCCCTTTAGGGAAATACTGGATGCAGAAAAGATTCTTCCTGAAATATTTCTTGCCCCTGAACAATTCATTTGTTGGATTCACACAAACAATAGAAAAACAAGGCTCTTTCAAGCCTTGTTCAATGGATTCTGTATAAATCTTGTAATCATCACCGAATTCAGCATTCAGGGAAATGCTGATTCCATCAATAATTTTATTTATCATGTGAACAATTCCCCCATCTGCTTCATCAGCTTCTTTTCTATGATTGCAGGTGCAGCCTGTTGAATTTCCTGTTCAGATATTGTCAACATAAACCGACCATTAACCCATCCTTTGTGGTTTGCAGTTCTATGTCCAAATTCAACATAAGATGCATATTCCACTGGATTGATAATTTCAATCACATAAGCATCACCAAAATGGTGAATGGTCAATGAATCAGCATAAGCAACAGCACTTGAATTCTTTCCACCAGTCCAACCCCTGCGAAGTGTGCCACCTTTTTTCCCTGAACTGTTTGGATAATCACCAACAGGTGTCCTTTTGATGACTTTTGCAAGAAGTCTTGCTGCAAGTTCTTTTGCACAAGCATCAATGAACAAGTCCACCTGTTCCTGGTTCAGTTTTTCCAGGTTGTTCTTGATTTTTTCAAAGTCCTGGAAGTTGAATGTTCCGCTTCTTGCCATTTATGCCCACCCCTTAAACAGTTCAAGCATAATTTCCTGATGTGTCTGATACAATGCAGGTTCACCACTGGACTTGTATTCAGTTGTCACACCATTCTGTGTGACAGTCAGCTTTGAACCTGCCTGCACCCTGATTTCAGGTGCAAGAAAAATCTTGATTGTCTGAACCAATTGTGCAGCAGTGTCTGTCTGATTTGTATTTGGGAAATTGGAAAAAGACAACCTGCAAGGTTGCCCTTCCAAAACCACCACTTCATGATGTCCTGTGGATTTGTTTTCCTTGGTGTATTCCTGATATTCAGTAATTGTGCAAGTACCATCATACATGGATTCAATTGCTTTCCTTGCCTTTACCACCTGATTTTTCGATAACACACCAATTCCCCCTTCCCACTGTTCAGAAGATAATTCAGCAAGATGTCAACCTTGTCAGAATCACTTTCATCACCATTGAAGTTCACCTGGGTATCACCTTCTTTGATGCTTGAAATAGCACCAGTCAAATCAAGGTCACCAATTTCCAACTGTCCAGTCTGCTTTTTAGCAAACAGGAATTCACCACAAGACATGTCCACCGCTGTGTGAAAAAGTCCGTCAGGGATTTCAGATATATTGCACTCATTCTTGATAGTGTTTTCCACCTTCTGCATTGCAAACCCAATCATCCAGGCATCAGATTCTTTGATTTCATAACCAAATGAATCCAGTCTTTTCAGAACCGCTTCAATGAAGGATTCATCAAGACTGGAAGTGTCCAATGCTGTGATGATGGACTGCTTTGTTTCATCTGTCAGTGCCATATCATCACCCTTCTTTCATCAATTAACCCTTGGAAACAATCTTTGCAATAGCAATTGCCTTGTGTGGAATTGCCTTTGTGCCATCATTGATGATGTTCCAGTTTGCACCAGTTTCAAGGTCTGTGTTGGATGCAGATGCAGTGATTGTTGCAGGCTTTTCAAAGGAAATACCATCAACACCACAAATGTATCTGTCACGCACATAAAGTGTGTCCTGACCACCATTTGTCTTAGGGTCACGGCTCATTTCATAAGGAACTGCATCACCAATGTCATCAAGGATGATTGCACCTTCACCAAGGACATAAGTTGTGTAAGCAGTGTATGCTTCCACATCACCTGCCTTTGCAACATCTTCTGTCGGCATGTTGTCATCAACAAGGACAGTTCTGCCATTCCAGGTTGCAAGTGCAAGTTCTCTTTCAATACCATCTGCATCAGTATAAGTCATATACTTTAACAGCTTCATGTTTTCAAGGTTTGTTGCAACCTCACTGTGCATGATAACAAGTTTGAAAATGTTCTTGTTGTCACCGCCTGCCTTCTGAATTGCCTTGTTAAGAGTTGCAGCACCAACAAGTGCATCATCACCTGCATTTGCAGTGATGTTGTAAACATGCTTGTCAAGGAATTCCTTTGCAGCCTTTGCAGCAACAGTTGAACCAGTTGTGGACATGCTGAATACACCCTTTAAGATTGCAAGCAGCATTGCCTGTCTGACATCCATCTTATAATCAGCAATCTGTGCTGCAACATTGTCCATGAAGTCAACACCTGCTGTGATGTTCTTGCTGAAAGACTTTTCAGTCCATCCATCCATTCTGCTTGCTACAACAAAACCCTGCTCATAAGTGGTTGTGCTTGTGCTTGTAATATCAGTTCCACCATCATTGTTCTGACTGGTAGAACCATCAATTCTGCCAAAGTAAGGAACTCTTGCATAAAGAGAACCAGTCTGATTTGCAAGGGCATCATGTGCATTCTGATTTGTACCGACTGCACCGCTCTTTGCAAGCTCGTTTTTAGTTACATTTGGGATTCTATCCACATACTTTCCAAATGCCTGTGGATTGAAACTCTTGGAATCAAATTTTGCCATTTTAATTCACCTTTTCCTTTCTTAAAATTGATTAAATTTCTGCATCAGGGTGTTCTGCCATATAAGCAGCAAGTTCTGAATAGGTCATTTTGGATGTGTCAACCTCATGGTCACCATCATCATTTCCTGATTCACCAGGTTTTGCACCCTTCACCTGGGTTTTCTTTTTGGTTGTGGTGTCGAATAAGTAAGCATCAGACTTCTGCAATGCTTCAATCTGTTCTGCAAGACCCTTGATTGTGCCATCATCAGCAAGTTCAGCCTTGTCCAGGTCTTTCAGAAGTGCCTTGACAGCAGTGTTATTCTTTGCCTTTGCACCAGTCAGTGCAGAATCTATTGCAGCATCAATTTTAAGCTGCTTAATTTCAGCAGCATGTGCATCATCCTTTGCCTTGTTATCAGCCTGCAATTTTGCAATTTCCTGCTTCATTCCTTCAACATCACCTGTGGAATTCTTCAAAGTTTCAAGCTGTTTATCTCTATCAGAAATCTGACCCTTTAAGGATTCAACTTCTGCATTTGCTGCATCCAGGTCTTTCTGAATCTTTTCAGAATCACCCTTTGCCTTTCCAATATCCTGACTGTTTTCATCAAGAATCTTGTCAACCTGTTCCTTCTCTAAACCCATGTCTTCCAAAAACTTTCTTTTCATGTTCAAAACCATCCTTTCAGTTTGTTTTCGCTGTTCTTTCAGCATCAGATTTGTTGTTGAATGTGTCTTTTTTCGACTTCCACCAGGTCAATAAAAATCAGACCCATTGAAAGGAAGTTACTTCTGTGTCACCTCTGCACATTTTCTTCTTCATAGATTTTTCAATAGGTCTGATATTTTAACGCATTAAAAAAGCACCCTTTCAGGTGCTTTTCAAGATACTAATACATAGTATCATCATTCAAGGATAAATAACCCATGTCATAAACATCTTTCTTTGCAGAAACACATTTATTGATGATGTCCACCACTTCATCAGGTGGTTTTGTCACCATAGAAAACATAGGGAATGAATCATCAAATGTCTGTTCATAAAGTTCCAGTGCTTTGTCAAGTTCATTCATTTACTTCACCCCTTTCAAAATATCAAGCATTGCAGCATAACTGTTTGGAAGGTACTTTTTCACATATTCCAATGCTTCACCACCACAAACTTCTGCACTCATAATGTTTGCCCATGCTTCTGATGCAGCTTCATATTGTCTGCAAATTGTTTTTACTTTTGCTTGATTGCTTCCATCAAGTCCTAAATCTTTATAAACCTGTTGCAATTTCTTTTTTCTTGAAGTTACTGATGACAGTTTATCCATGAATTCAATGTCTGCATATTTACGATTATAATATCGTTCACCATGCCCCCATCTGATTCTTGATTTTGGGAATAAACCATCAATTGCATCTTGAACACCACTACTTGCATTATGTGCAATTAAATCTGCTTTTGCTTCTGTTGTATAAATACTTCTAATATGTTCTTTGTCTTTTCTGATTGCTGCAAGAAATTCATCACTGGAACTTGCAACTTCTTTGAATGCTGCATTTAATCCAGTTGCATTCTGAACTGCTTGAATTTCATTGAAATGCAATCCTTCATATTTGACTTCTGCATCAAAGAAATGACCATATTCATGTGCCAGTGTTCCATATTTGTTCATGTCATCATACTTGGGATAATCAAACACCAGTGATTTATCAACAGGTGAATATGAACCACTGTTTGTCTTTTTAACTTTTGTTATTTCATCCGCATGATGTTTATACAACTTTATGATGTCAGGATTTTCATGATTGTTTATAATTCCTAAATATTCATCATATTCAGATTCAGGAATTCCTGACTGTTTCAGTTTATCAAGGGTTTGAATTGTTTCCTTCTTTGATTTAATTATACCATCAGGAACAGCAGGTTTCAAATCATCTGTCTGACCATCAACCATTGCCTTTTCCCATTCAGGATATGTCATATCAGCAGGAACATAATATGTTTTACCATCTTCACCCCTTGCTGCCCTTTCACCGCTTCTGCCCCATTCATCATCAAAGTATGGAACAGTTGTTGACCTGCACCATACATGAAAAGGTGGTGCAGTGACACCTGGTTGAAAATCCTTCATAAGGAAGTGCTTTCCATCCATTTCCCTGCATATATCAGAAGTATGACTGTCCAGTGTTGCGACAATCTCAAATTCTTCAACATCCAGGTCATTGAATGCATCCTTTTGTGCAGCAGAACTGATGAATGCCTGTTCAGTCATCACAAGTCTTCCTGCATTGTATTTTGCGTTCTTGGTCTTGTTTTGCAGATATTTGGTCATGGACTTGATTGCTTCATCAGGTGCTTTCCCCTGAATGATTGTCCTTGTCATCTGCTGATGCAGTTCATTGACCATTGTGGTCTTTGATTGCCACACTCTGTCTGAAAAGGTTTTTCCATCTGCTGCCCAAGGTTTACTGATGACCTTTTGCAGCTTTCTTTCATCAATCTGACCGATTTCCCAACCAATATTGAAACCCTTCTGCACTTCAAAACATGTGTGATAATATCCTGACTGATAAAGTCTTTTGACCATACCATCCAGGGAATCAAGTTCATTGCCAAAAGCAACTTCCAATGATTGCTGTGTCCGAAGTTTCAAGGCTTCCAGTCTGCTGATGTGAAATCTTGCGGATGCATTTTCAAGTTCTTTCATCCACTGCTGATTCATTGCATTTTCCTGTCCATACTTGATGTATTCCTGGACATCCCATTGCAATTCTTTCAGTTCAGCAGCAGACAACTGTTTTCTTGCTTCTGCCAGTGTGATTCCATTGTTGGAAGCATATCTTACATACCAGGCTTCAATCTGTGCCTGAATCTGTCTTTCTGCTTTATCAAAAGCAGGTTCAATCTGATGGAAGGTGTTCTGTCCATACTGGTTTTGTGCATTTTCAAGTGCTGAAAATCGTTTCTGCCAGTATGCAGATGATTTCTTTGCCATTATTCATCACCTGCACCTTCTTCACCGCCTGAGTCATCAGGTGGAACATTCTGACCAGGATTGAATCCAAGTCCATATTCTTCCATGTTCTTCTTTTTCTGTTCTTCCAGTCTGTCAAGTTCTGCCTGAACATCATCAACCCATGGATGCTGTGCAACAAGGGTTTCATCACTGATGATTCCAACAGACTTGCTGATGTTATCAATGACTTCACCTTCATTCAGCATCATATCCCTGTTGAATATGATTTCCACATCTTCCTGTTCATAGTCACCCATACCGACATTGAACAGATGACAATTGATGAACCACAACAGTTCTTCAAAAGATGCCTGATATTCAGTTTCCATTCCATTTGCATCCAGGTCAATGTCAGAATACATTGATTGAATGTTCATCTGATTTGGATTTCCTGACATCCTGTCATCCTTGGCATCATAACCCATAGCATTTTCAATGATTGCCTTTTTGAACAGTTCAAGAATTGCTTTGTAATTGTCAGAATTGACTTCAACTTGAAGTGTTCTGACATCACCGCCTGCACCATCAACTGTTCTGACCTTCACTGCACCATAGGTTGCAAGGTTCTTTCTGAATTCACCAAGGTTTTCACCATCATAGTTCACAAGAACCAGGATTGTGTTCCTTGTGTCTTCTTCCATCTGATTCTGAAAGTTGGATTCAATCAGATTCAGACCATCCTGCAAGGACTTTACCATCTTAATCAATGGGATTTCCTTGTTGTTGTACTTGAAAGGAATCAATGGAATCTTTGTCCAGTTGAATCCCTGGTCTTCAATGCTGAAATATGGAACATGCTGTCCACCATCAGGAATAAGCTGTCCACCATCAGTCAGTTCAAAATAAGAAACACCTGATTCATCATAGACTTCAACCTTTTCAATGACCTTTTCTGTATTTCCAACATATCCAACTACTTCATAGATTCTGATGAAATATTCCAGTTCAGTGTGTTCTGCATCCTTCCATCCTGGGATGATTTCCCAAGGTCTGAACCGCTTGAAAATGAACTTGCCCTGGTCATCATACATAGGAAATAACCAAGCAATTCCACAATTCAGGGAATCTTCACCAACTGCTTTCAAAGTTCGCATGAACTTTTTATTCAGGAACTGTTTCAGAATCTTCACATAAGCATCATTGTCACACTGGATGGTGAAAGGTTGACCCAACAGATAGTTGGATTTCTGAATGACCATCTTTTTATACTGATTATCAACAATTCTGTTGTTTGGAAGATTCTTGACTGTTTCCAGTTCACCATCTTTTCCAATGACTGTCCTTTCCCTGGACAGAATGTCATGACATCCATCAAAGTATCTTTCACCATCAAGCATTTCTTTTCTTCTCTGTGACTGCTTGAATCTGTTGATTTCCTTCACAATGAACTGTTCATCTGTCAACTTGGATGCAGCATTGATATTGACCAGTCTTTCAAGTTTTGCTTTGAAGGATTCAGCAAAATTGAACATCATTCTTCACCACCTTTCTATGTATCATAGTGCATCCACCTTTGCAAAGGCTTCTGCCATCTTTGGGAACTGGTATGCAATCCAGTCCACAATTTCTTCATTTATGCCCCAACTATCAGCACCAAGTCCTGATTCAAACAGAAATGCATGAACCAGTTCATGTCTGATGACCTGCTGTCTGTATGTTTCCAAATCAGCAAGTGAACCAGGGGAATCCTGGAAGGTGTCAATGACAATCTGCTTTGTGGAATGGTCACAATATCCATCCCCATTGTTCAGTTCATTGTCTTTCACCTTGTTGGATTCTGTTATTGTGTATTTTGTTCCTAAAACATCAACTGTCATTGTTTTTCACCTTCCCTTTTCCAAACTAATCAAAACTGAATGTGTCACCAACAAGAATCTTTCCTGTTGCATATCGCATTGAATCCATACCATGTGAAAATTCATGGTCAGGCTTGTCTGTTGGCTTTCCATCCTTGTCTGTTTCCCAACAGTAATTTTGTATTTCTTTCTTGAATTCAGGACAGTTCCTTTCATGAACAATGATTTCATAGTTCTGACATAACTGGATGCCATGATTTACACTGTCTTTTCCTTTCCTGGAAGGTTCTGCCTTGATTCCTTCTTCTTGAAGTTCTGCAATGGACTTTGGTTCAGCAGAATCACAAATGATTTTCTGTCCACCATAACCCTTGTCTTTGATTGCCTGTGCAATGATTTTGTTGGTCACACCTGTCTTGTACCATTCATCAAAGACATAAATCTTCATTGCTGCATTGTCTATCATCAGACAAACAAATGCATTTGGGTCAGTGAAACCAAAATCAAGACCAAATGCAGCTTTGATTCCTGGGATTGCTCTGACTGCATCAATGTCAAAGTCTTCAAATCTGACTTTTTCATATATCAGACCTTCTGCAATGCCCCATTCACCATCACCTTCAATTCTGTATCTTCTTGGATTGTTCTGTTGCATCTTCAAGAAGATGTTTCTGTCTGCATCATCCAACCATTCATTTTGCTTCCAGGTTGTTGTCTTTGTGAAGATGTCATCATCTATCACATCAAAGAACCTGGGTTTCAACCAGGATGTTGCAGACCATGGATTGAATGTCAGGGTTATCTGCTTGAAATATCCATCAGGCACTTCACCACGGATGGACATATCAAGTTTGTTGAAGTCATCTTCATTGCTGATTTCATAGGCTTCTTCAATCCATACAAAGCAAAGAACACCATAATCAACAGAAATGGATGTGATTTTCAAACCATCATCAAGACCCCTGAACAGAATCTTCTGTCCTGTGGACTTTCTGACAATCTGCATGGGTGAAACAGTGCAATCAAAAAAGGCATCCAAACCCAACTTGTGAATTGCCCATTTCAAATCTGAAAAGACAGAATCACGCAAGGTGTTTGAATACCTTCTGACACACAAACCATTTGCAAGGGGATATTCCATCAACCTATAAATCATGTTCAAGGCTGTGGTCTTTGATTTCTTTGAACCTCTGCTTCCCTTGCATACTCTGTATCTTTGCTTTGTGTTCCAAAAATCAGCATAGTTCTTTCCAACTGCTTCCTGCAATGATACCTTCATAGCATCACCTATTCTTTCAGGTCATTCACAAGAACAACTGGTTCAACTTCCAGGTTCACATTCTCTTTGAAAAGACCATATCTTCTTCCAAGCAGTTCAGCAGCTTTCAATCTTTCTTTTTCATCAGGTGCTTTGTTCATTCTTCTTGCATCAGAACAACCATCACCAGTTCCTTCAATGACAACAATTTCTGCCTTGGATTCACCACGCATGACAGATGTCAGGTATTCCATGACTTCCTTTGCATCAGCAGTCTTTTCAGAACTGATTTTGTCAAGCTGTTGATTGATATATTCCTGAACCTTAGCAATTCTTAGCAATTTAGCAGCACACACCGCAGCAGAACTGTCTTTCTTCACATTTGGATATGCAGCCTTATATGCCCTGGTTGCATTGCAATCAATCAAATATTCATCACAAAACTTTCTTTGCTTATCAGTCAAATCACCTGTCACCTGCCTTTCATCATATAAAAATAAGACACCCCTTCTTCAAAGGATGTCTTATTGACCTAACATTTCATGTTATATTATATATAACATGAGTAGTGGGATTCAAGCAGACTGTGGTGGGAACATCAGGTCAAAAGCCTGCAATGCAGCACCATGAAGTTCTTTCACATACTCATATGAAAAACACATTTCCTGGGATGCTTTTTTCAGGGTCTTATCATCAACATACACAAGATACAAAACATTCTGATGCTTTTCTTCTGCAAGCTGATGAATCTGATTGATAATCTTCACCCTTGTATTCACAAACCTGGTCTTCATGTCTTCAAGCCTTTGTTCTTCTTCATCAATCTGACCGAATATCTTTGCAATTTTGTCAGGGTCAGGGGAACTTTGAATTCTTTCCTTGTCATAACTGATTCCTGCAATGGTCAATGAATCCCTTAATCTTTGAATATATTCTTCCTGCTTCCTGATATTCTGCTTCTGTTCTTTTATCTGCAACAAATATTCCTTTGCTGTCACCTTCACACCTTCTTTCTGAAAATTCAAGACCTGTGACATCTTGGATTTCTTGAAAAAAGCCTGAAAATCCTTGAAAATCAAGGGTTTTTGCAGTTTAATTGAAACTTAAAATTCAACATCTATCCCTTTTTATCTATTATAGATATTTTTTAGAGAATCATTAAATTTTAATCATTTTTTATTTTCATATATCCTTAAATAGAATATATCTTGAACATCTTGAATTTTCCCATAAATTCAAGGCTTTCAGGCTTTAACATCTTGAATTTTATCTTGAATTTTTATCTATATATCTTTAACTTTTGAAGCATACATGTCTGCTGTGTGAGTGAAAAGCACTGACTGATATTTTCTGATTGCTCTGTCAAATGCATCCCATTCACTTGTGACATAAGCACCCATGTGAAACCTAATGCACAACATTTCTTCTTCTGTCAGGGTCATCACCTGTGACAGCATCATCACCGACTTGTCACCATGCCCTGCAAACATAGGTGCAGGATTGTATGTCCACTTTGGGTCTTTGCTGATGGGTGAACCACTTCCCATGACCACCACATCAGATGCATTTTCATCTATATAGTCATCCAGTTTGCAAACATCATGAAGCATCCCAACAATGTATGGTGATTCAGGTCTTGTCCAAGGGATGTCAAACTTCTGTGTCATTTCCACAAGAACCTGTGCAACCATCATGGAATGTTCAAACAGACCGCCTGTGTGGTTGCCATGGTGCTTGATTGCAGCAGGCTTCACAAAGAATCCCTGACCAATCAACCAGTCCATGGTGTCAACATTGATGATGGGTCTTTTATGTATCTGCATAAAATCAAGAAACTGTTGCTGTGCAATTTTATCATTCATTCTGTCCATCCCCTTCCTTGAAGAACACCATGCTTTCAGTTGTCAGAAGCACTGGTGGAACAACTGCACCCTGAATGTAAAGATAAACCCTTCCACCATTGTTCTTAATGTTTTCCAAGTCTTCTGCATCCAGTTCCCAACAGCTTTCAACACCCATTTCCTTGTTATCAACATTTTCATATCTTGTGACTGGAAGGTCATTGCAACCTTCCAGTGTGTAAACAGCATTTGTTGTTTCAGTTCTAACTGGTTTCATCTTTCACATCCACCTTTCTGTCTTAACTGCATATATTCTTTGTATGGAAGACCACACATTTCTGCTGCAACATGCAGTGCTTTTTTCTTATCACCAAATGAACCAAACACTGGAACATATGGAAAACCAACCTGGTGACAGTACCACTGACCACCTTTTTCTTTGCTGACTGTATATCCTAATTTCATCTGAATTCCTTTCCTATTTTCTTGTCCTTGAAGGTAATTCTTCCAACCACTTCAAATCCTGCCAGGTGTGCAGCTTCCCTGATAATGTGCATCAGGTGTCTGATTCTTCTTTCCTGTTCAGATTCTTCCCTGACAATTTCCTTTGTTCCATAGTATGCAGTTGGGTCAGGATAACCTTCACTGTTGTATTTATTCATTGTTTACAAATTTCACCCCACATTCCTGATAAATCAGGTCTGCAAACTGTTCCAGTGTCAGGTCACCATTTGAAAAATCTGTATAGACATCAATCATTGCTTCACAAAATTCAGGAAGTCTTTTCTTCATGCCCCATCCATATTGTTCTTTCAGGACTTTCACTGGAATCCCAAGCAGAAGAATCATTGCTGTGTTCACTGCCTTTTCGCTTGCTTCCTGTTTAATTTTCTTGATGTCAGACTGCTTCATGTTGAAGACTGGTTCATGTGCCACTGGAAGACCTTTCTTTTGTGCCATTCTTCTTTGCTGTCTGTTCATATCATCACACCACCAAATCATCAAAGACCACTGGAATCAGATTCTTCATGTCTTCAAGAAGCGGAACAGCAACTTCAAGCATCTGTGGGTGTGGTTTTCCAGTTGTTCCCAAGGCACGAAGTTTGAAAAAGTGTCTCCATTCACGAAGGTTTGCAGTCATGACCACTTCTGTCTTCAAACTGTTTGGAAGAACCGCCCTTGCCTGCTGTGGTGACAGTCCAAAATCAAGCATCTTGAAATATGCATCTTCTGCCTGCTTCATGGATTCCTTCCAAATGTTCCAACCTTCTGACTTGTATTCCAAATAATCAGGAATGATGAAGGTGATTTCAGAACCAAAATCATCCTTTGAATAATTGCAATATCTTGTTGATTCCTGTGCAAAGGATGCAAGTCTGTGTCTGACAAGTTCATGACTGATTCCCCTGTCAACAACAAACTTCACTGTGACTGATGCATGTTCAAGCATTGCTTCATGTCCTGATTTGATAAGTCCTGCAACTAACTTTGCAGCAGAACCTTCCTGAATCTTTCCTTCTGACTTGTAACAAGTTCTTGCAGCAGCTTCAATCTTCTGCAACACCTTCTGTCCATCAAAATCTTTATAAATCTGTGTATATGGTTTAATTGCCTGCATTCTGTTCACCTATCCTTTCAATACATCTGTTGACCTTCTGCTTCATTACTTCCTGCACTTCATCTTCACACGCAAGCAGGAACACCACCTGGTCAAGCACCAGTTTGACATCTGCCAGTTCTTCCACAAGATTCTGTTCAATATCATAGCTTGACAGCTTCTTTGATACTGGTTGACCCTGACCATGGATTCTGAAATATTTGCAAATTGCCTGTGTCAGTTCTGCCATTTCTTCAATCAACTGCTGCATCTGAACTTCCAGTCCATAGTGGTCTGCAACCTTGAATCTTGGGTCTTTCCTGATATATTCCATCAGCATCTTCTGATAGTTGGATGCTTTGTCCAGGTCTTCCTGACCATTCTTCTGTTCATGTCTGTACTGGTATTTATAGGAATTCAGTTCACAAAATGCTTCTGTTTTCCCATAACCAAATTTATCAAGCATTTCTTCAATGCATTCTTTCCTTCCTGGGATGTTATAATGTCCAGGATGAATCACATTTGACATCTTCACTTCACCTTCCTTTTATTGCTGCTTTAAATTCATACCAGGCATATTTCAGATAAATTTTGAAATTACACCAGTGCTGAACCCTTTTGATTTTCTTCTGCATCTTCTTTTCTGACCATTTCCTGCACCATTCAATCTGTGCAGCATCATCCACTTCATCATGCATCACTGTGTTCCCCCTTTCATTTCACCTGACCAGTCAAATTCTTCACCGCATTTTGAACACCGCTTTGGTCTTTTGTCATAGATATGATTTGGATTCCTTATCAAAGGAAAATGAATTGCTTCTTTGCAGGATGGACAACCAAGATAAAAGTCACCCATGAAGTCATCCTGAATCATTGTTGGTTTTATCACTGAATCACCTTCCCTTTTGGTAGTTTTATTATTTGCCCTGGATATATCAGGTTTGGATTTTCAATCCCATTGATTTCTGCAATCTTGCAACAAACAGGTATTGAAGTTTTTCCATAGTATCTTTTTGTGATATTCCAAAGGCAATCACCTTTTACAACTGCATATTCATCAAAATCAGAACAATTCAGCATGATGCAGGATTTCTTCTTTGGCTTTTCTTTTGGATAATATGAAGATTCTGCCATTGAACCGCAGTATTCACACCGCTTGCCAACTTCAACTTCTGCACCACAAAACAAGCATTTCAAGATACATCACTTCCTTCCTGTCTATTTTTAAGATACATTTATGTCAAAAAATTTTGGAAGCATGACTTCAAACATTGCTTCAAATATATTGACTGGAATTGAATTCCCTGCTTGTTTATATAAAGCACCATTCAGACAATTTGGTCTTCCTGGATGAACAGAAAGTGTAGCTTCAAAATCTTCATCAGAATATCCTTGCAATCGCCAACATTCCCTTTCTGTCAAATATCTGAAATCACCATCTTCCAGTTCCACAACACCGCTGTTTGGACACCTCATTTGTTTGCATGTGATTGTCATTGCATGGTCTTTGATAACTTCAACCCTTCCATTAAATACTGAATCACCTTCTGCAATCCTGTTCAACATTGATGGTTGTGTTACAACATAATATTCAGGAACTTCATCTTCAAGATAATTGTCAATGTTTTCCATAGGCTTTCTTTTCATCAGGTCAAAGTCAAATGCTTCACCATCAAGAATTGAAACTGTAAAGACCCTTTGTCTTGCCTGTGGCAATCCAAAATCCATTGCATTCAAGATTTCATAATTGTTTGTATATCCAAGCATCTGCATATATGACAGATACTTGTCAAAATTATGTTTCATGTGCTTTGAAAGAACATTCTTCACATTTTCCCAAATCACAACCTTTGGTTTCCATTCACCCATCTGTTCAATGATGTGGACTGTTTCCCACATAAGGGATGACCTTGTTTCTGAACCTTCATCTGCACCCTTTTGATGTCCTGCAATGCTGAAATCTTGACAAGGACTTCCATGAATCAGGATGTCAGGTTTCAGATTCCATCCAACCACTGACTGTGTTTTATATTCCAGTTCATCAGCAAACATTGCATTGTATGACTTGACCGCCTTTTCATCAATTTCCACATAATCAATTGATTTCACTGGAACACCAAGATTCTTCAAAGCAACCCTTGGTGAACCAATTCCACCGAACAGTTCAAGAATCTGCAATTTTTGTTCTTCCATGTATTAGTTCACCACCTTCCGAAACAATCTGTATTTTTTCTTGTTGATAACTTTATCTATGACCTTATAACCAAAGGTCTTGACCATCTGTCTGCTGAACTCAATCTTTGACAATGCCTGCAATGATTCAGCAAGACAAAATTCCTTGTATCTGTCATAAACTGCTGATGTTGGTTCACTTTCAATGTCATATTCTTCATCTTCACAATCTTTCATGAACATCAGAAGTGGATTGTTTCTTTCTTCATATTCTTCCAGTTCCTGTTTAATCTTGTTTGATGTTGTGAAGTTCTTTGCTGCAAGAACTCTTTTCAATCCCTGGATTCCAAGCTGAATCAGATATTCCATAGATTCCTGACCTTTCAGGTCTTCTTCAATTCCTGGTCTGAAATTTGGGTCATCAGACTTGAATTTTGCATTGAATGGAACAATGACAAGTCTTCTCATGATTGCCTGTGAATCAGAACCCTTTCCCATTCTTGGAATGTTATTTGCTGAAAACAGCAGCTTGCAGAATGGTTTGAAATCAAACTTTGGTTGACCCTTCTGTTCTGCATCTATGGTTTCACCAGTGACAACCTTCTTGAACAGTGATGTGTCAGTCACAAATTCATTTGAAATGTCATCACCAATGTTTGCAAGTTTTCCAAACATCATGACTGTACTGAATCGGTCACCCAACTTTTTCAGGTCAAGTGCTGATATATTCTTTTCTGACATAAGATTTGACAGTGTTTTCAAGTATGTACTTTTTCCATTGCTTCCTGTTCCTGTCAGAATGAATGCTTTACCGCCTGCAAGGGTGTTTGACCTATACATGCAAGCACCAACAATTTCTTCAAGCAATGACCTGATTTCATGGTCACCACAAGACACATTGTCAAGCATGTTGTCAATCACTTCACTGGATGCCTGTCTGTTGAAATCCCATGGAATCTTGTTTGTGATGACCACATCAGGTGTGAATTCTGAAAAACTGTCAGTCAAGACATTATAAAGACCATTTCTGAATGCAATCACACATGCAGGTGCAGTCTTTGTGTTATCCCTGATTAAAATATTCAGGTATGCCATGACTTCCTGTCTTTTTGCTCTGTTCAACTGTGGAATGTGCTGAATCATCACCGCTTCAATTTCTTCCTGACCTGAAACATAGATTCCATCTTTATACATATGAAGCTGACTGTTCACCCTGATAATGTGATGATTATTTTTCAGGAACACTGCAAACTTATCAAACAGGAAGGTTGTTCCCTTGTAGAAAATAGGCTTGCTGAATGCTTCATCACGCATGATGACATCCAATTCATCTTCTGCAAGTGGTTCTTTTAGGACATATCTGTTTATCATTCGCAAACAATCCCTTGCTTCTTCCTTTTCAAAGTCTGCTGACTGCAATGTCAGGATGTAATTGAACAATGCCTGATTTCTTCCATCACCTGCATCCATGTCCAGGAATTCAGCTTTTCCCCTGACTGGTTTCATCCATTTTGGGATTTCCTGATATTCTTCACCATCTTCCAGGTATATGTCATATATGATTTCTCTTTCATGTCCATCATATTTCAATATTTCATAGCTGTTTTTCACACCAACCTTGATGTCTGCTGTCAAACCAATTGCCAGTTTGCAATGTGTGAAACATTTATCCACACCTGCATTCTTGAACAAAAAGTGCTTTCCCCTGGTTGTTGCGTAAACCCTGCAATTTAATTGAAGGTCTTCCACAATATTCATCAACACTTCTGACTGTTCAAAATCATCAATGTCAACCAGGATTGTTTCTTCATCCAAAATTCCTGCAAATTCAGGAAGTGACTTGACTTGCTCATAAGTCTTGAAGTCTGTTCTGTTTTTGAATTTTTCAATGCACTTTTTGTCCTTGGTTTCAACATAACCTTTGAAAAACATCCTTCATCACTTCCTTTGCTCTAAAATTTCCAAATGCTTCAAGAACAAATCCTTCTGCCTGATGCATCTGTTGAAATCAGAAATGCATCCTGCATATACTGCTTTGAAGTGTTTGTTCTGTTCCTTCATGTCTGCCAGTTCATCCTTTGTCAATGGAACACCATTTGGATGTTTCCTGGATTCAATGATTGCAGCTGTGTCTGCAACCTTCTGTTTATATTCAACTGCTTTCTTTCCTGAACTGATTCTTTTTTCTTCCAGTTCTTTCACTTTATCCTGGAAGAACTGCTGCATGGTCTGAACAATGTCATTTCTATGTTCAAAATCCAAGTCAACAATCTTCAACAGCTTCTTCAATCGTGCCTGGGATGTTGGAAAGAATGCATCCATATGAATATTCATTTGTCCATTGTCATATTTGATTTGTATATCCATCACATCACCCCAAAATCTTTCAGTCTTTTCTTTGCAAGTTCCACATACCAGTCTTTGTCCAGGTATGCAGGACATCTGACATCAGTCATGTTTTCATTGAACATGAAACAGTGTTCAGGACTGGATGCAATCTTTTCAGGCTTCCCTGTTCTGATTGATACCTTCTTCACACCTGCATCTGCTTCCCTGGTAGAAGCAAACACCCTGATGCATTTTTCTTTTATCGGTTCATCACCATGTAAGATGGTGGAATATTTACTTGTTATCTTTGTGACCATCTGAAATTCTTTCAGTTCATCACAATTGTGAATGAATTTTTCTACTGGAACATTCTTGACCATGTATTCAACCAATGCATGATTCACAATAGGAAAATCACCATAATCAAGATTTGACAACTTCTTCACATAAGCACCTTTTGACTTGATATGCCCATCAGGTGCAACAATGATGTAATTGTTCACATCCTTCTGAAATACTTTTCTGTATTCATCAAATTCCAGTGTCATACCTGTTCTTTGTTCCCATTCCCAAGCAATATCATCAATCAGGTTGAACCATTCTTCTTCATCCTGCCCATCAGGCATCTTTATCAAAATACCATCTGTGTTGGACTGAATCAGTTGTGCATAAGGTTCTATGTGTTCAATCAGGTCAAGCAGAAGAATCTGTCCATACACACAAACCTTGTTGGACATCAAAGGGTCATACAAGTCATTGTTCTTGTCCTTTAATACACCATAGGTTGAATTCAACACGATTTTCAGAACCGCCTGCAATGGGTCTTTTTTCTTTTTCAGTTCCAGTCTTTCATGATAGATGTCCACAAATTTCTGTGGGTCTGCAATGTTTCTTGAATGCAGGTTGTATCTAATCATCAAAGAAGGATAAAGGGAAGCAACATCCATCATCAGATAATATCCTTCACCACTGTATTGTTCCAATGCTCCATGAACACCGCCCCATGCAAATGTGTGTGGGCATCCTGCAACCATCACTGAATACTGGTTTTTTTCAGGCTGTTTCTTGCCTGGAATGTGTCTGTAATAACATCTATTATCAGGGTTTGAATACCAGTCTAAAACATCCTTGTATTTCTTCACCTGGTTTGTGTCAGGGAAGTCAATGTCAAATTCATCACCCCTGTCACCCTGTCGGTGTGCATCCAGGACAATTGCTGTCAACTGTGGTTTGGTCTTTGAAATCAAGGACAGGTCAAGTGGTTTGCCCTTGCAGGCAAATTTCACCAGTTCCAACCTTCCATTGAATTCTTCTTTTCTCTGCAAGAACACTTCAATGGTCTGTTCCACATCATGCACACAATATTTCACTGTTTCAGCAATTTCTGCTTCTGTCAGTTTCCTGTCAATGTCAAATGGAACACCAGTTTCTTTGATGTTGTTTCCCATGCTTCCTTCAAACCACTTCAATCCTTTGTCCAGGTTCAACATCACATCATAATTGTTCAATGGAATGTTGCGAAGCAGTGAAGAAAACTTCCATCCAGGATTGCCTTTGACAATGATGAAGTCATTGATTCTTTTTGGGTCAAATCCACAAAGAATCCCTTTCAATATGTACTGGTCATAATGATTTGAATTGAAACCAACCCAAATGTCATTTTTCTTTGCCTGATACAATTCATCAAGTTCTTCCTTGTTGTTGATGATGACATGCTGCTTTTTCTCTGTCATATCAATCACTACAACCAACCAGTCATATTTGAAGACTTCAAAGTCATAAAACAGCATTTTCTTCACCTTCCTTTCATTTTGGTATCTTCCCAAGATACAAGATTTTCAAAAAAATTTGCATCCTGGGAAGAACCTGTTTCAATTACTCAAGAACAAATACTTCTGTGATTTCAAAGTCACTGAAATCCTTGTTCTTCTTGTTTGCAGTGTACTTCAAAGCATATTCAAAGTTGTCTGCAACTGCTTCATAGATGTCCATAAGTAATTCAGAATACTGCTTGTATGTCTTGAATTCCACAACAGGCATGTCTGCACCCATTTCTTCAACCATCTTGCGAAGCATTTCATTGCAGTTGTGAATCTGAAATCCCTGGGTGATAACCTGATTATAGAAAATCATGCTGCCCTTGTACTCACCATCAGAAACAATCTTGAACCAAATGCTGACCATAGGGTCACCCTTCTTGGATGCTTTCAGTTCCATCTGCTGAACTGCAACTTCATAGTTACCATGTGGAACTTCCTTGTAATTTCCACCGCCACCATTTGCAGCAGCTTCTGCAACATCCTTCTGCAATCCTTCTGTGTCAATTTCCTTATCCCATCTGCTGAACATATCCTGTGCCATAATTTTTCACCTTTTTAACCTTTCTTAATTTAATGTTGCTACTACCAGGGCAAGTGCTTCTTCACTTGTGAACCCTTCTTTGATGTGGGCATCATACAGAATCTTGTTTGCATGTGCCAGTTCCTGTGCTTCCTTTTCAATGCTGTTATCCTTGTTGACAGTCTTCTTGATAACATGCACCTTTCCTTCTTTCTCTGCTGCTTCAATCAGCATCTTCAATAATTCATCCATTAGTTTTCACCCCTTCTTTTTCTAACTCTTGTTTTTGGTTTTTCAGGCTCTGCCTGCTGTTCCTGATTTTCTTCTGTTTCAGGTGGATTCATTGCAGGTGCTTCCTGCTGTTCTTCCACTGGTTCAGATGCCTGCTGTGGCTCACTCTGTGCCTTATCCTGGGCATTTTCTGTATCAGGTGTGGAATTGTCTGCCTTTCTTCTTCCAGGCTTCTGTGTGGCTTCTGTGGACTTCTGTGAAGGTGTTCCTGCTGCCTGATTTGCCTGGTTATAGACATCCATCAGTGCATCCCATGAAAGTGGAATGGTTGTCTGACTGATTCCCTTTAATCTGCCACCGCCAAAGATAACTTCATTCTGCTTGAAGTTCAGTGTTCTGCTGTCATCATCTTCAACCACAACCCTTGCAACAATATCAACCATACCTGCAATCTTGTTTGCAATAGCATCCTGAATGTTTGGTGCAATTCTTGTGATGTTCTGACCATTCTTCTTGGTGATGTCCTTTGAAATATCTTCATGAGATACAACAACAAGATTTTCATAATCAAGATTGAAAAATCTTCTCATTGTTGACAGATATTCTGTCTTGATAATATCCCAACCCTTTCCAAATCCTGAATCAGATTCATGCTGAATTCCAAGATTGTCATACATGTAAACCCTGCACATTTCCCTGGTATCTTCAAGAAGGTCAATGATGATGGTCTTGAACTCATTCTGCTTCTTTTCAAGTTCTGCAAGGGTGTCCTTGAATACTTCCCATGCAAACTTTCTGTTGGTCATTCTGCCATTGACAGTGACTTCATCCTTGATGCTGACATAAGGCATTGTGACAAACTGGATGTTTCCATCTGTGTTCAGATTCAGCGGATTTGGTGCATCATCAAGCATGGTTGTCTTGCCACTGAATGCAGCACCATAAATCCAAATCTTTCTTTTCTTGGTTTCTGAAATGTTTCTTCTTTCACTACTTGGTAAATTCATATAATCAATTCCTTTCTGACAATAGTCCTTGTATTCACAAAAGTTGCATAACCAACTTGTGTTCTGTGGAAATTCCTGTGCTTCCAACATGTTCTTTGTTGAAAGAAGGAAGTTGATGACCTTTTCAGGGTCATATTCTATTTGAACCAGTTGTGGTTCTTTCTTGTCCAGTTCTTCCTGCAATCTTTGCCTGAACTGGAACAGGTCTTCTTTCTTTGACTGTTTGATGTTGACCTTTGGAACAAACAGGAAATACAGATTCCTGATGATTTTTCCTGGATTGTTCTTTTCAAAGAAATATTTGTATAAATGAAGTTGTGGTGAATCCTTATATTTGCTGACATTGTTTGAATATTTGAAATCATACAAGTCATATACATTTGGGATGACCTGATGTTCACCACCAAGTTTCTGTTCTGTTTTTGCAGGTGCAAGCAGGTCAATAAATCCAATGAAGTCATCATCTTCAATCTTCACTTCATGTTCACCTGGTGGAATCATTGCTGCTGCCTTTGGAATCATTGCTTTCAGTTTCATTGCTTCATTGATATGTGCATCACTAATGACTGGATATTCCATAAAATATTCATGAATTGCTGTCTGAACATCTTTTTCCAGTCCAGTGTGAAGTGCTGTTCCAAGAAACAATGCATTGTCTGCATTATCAGGTGGGATTGTCTTGATTCCCTGGTTGTATCTCAAATTATAACGATATGGACAGGATTCAAATGTTTCCACCTTGCTGTGTGAAACAATCAATTTGACCACCTTCCTTTCAGCTTTTTATAATACTGACCACATGTGCATCCATTCTGAATCAGTTCAATCATGGTCTTGAAGGTTTCAAAATCATCAGGATAAAGAAGAATTGCAAAACCGCCTGCTTCATCAATCTTTTTCAGATTGTAAAGCTGCAATTCACTTGGTTTTCCATTCTTTGCCTTGACTTCAATTCCAAGGAACTTTCCATTGCAACATGCCAGGATGTCAGGGATGCCTGATTTGGTGTATGCTGCACCACCCCAATATTTCAAGAACCAACATCCATGGTCTTTCAGGAATCCTTTGATTTTGTTTTCAAAGTTTTTTTCTGCTGCCACTCTTTCCTTTCACCGCCTTTCTTATGAAACTGATGCAAGGATATTCCCTGGAACTTTCAATGCACCATTTCCATTTTTCACAATCCTTGCAGGTCAGTTCATCAGTCCTTGACTGTGATTCTGACAGATGCTTTGACATTTGATGTCTTTGCATATTTTTCATAAACATCAGGCTTGTCCTTCTTCAATGCCTTGGAATCAATGGTTGTCTTGGTAGTTGGTGCAACATATGTGACTTTCAAGATGTCATTTTCAAATGACTTGATTCCAAACTGACCCATTGCAGCTTCAAGTGCTGCCCTGACTTCCTTTTCTTTGTCTTCCAGTTCCTTCTTCTGCTTGCTGATTGCTGAAATCTGCTGCATGATAGCAAGGGCATTTGAATCCTTGTTGAATTCCTGCAATGCAGTTTCTTCATCAAACTGTTCTTCACAACCCTGCTGTTCAAGTTCTTCCTTGTCATCAAAGTTGCTGCAAGCATGTCCACATGTTTCAAAGTCTTCACAATAATAACAGCAACAGTCCTTGTCACATGTGTTGTCATTAAGTGCCTGTTTACATTTTTTCATTACTGGTCACCATTCCTTTCTTCAATCTGTTTGTTGAATTCTGCCTGATATGTAAGAATGTCATCAACATAAGGTATTGTGTATATGCCTTTGTTCCAAAGGGTTTCAGCACCATCAGCACCCATGTTGTATGCCATCAACACCAGGTTTGGGTCTGTATATTCTTCAAACAATTTCCTTAAAACAAATACACCTGCTCTGATGTTCTGTTCCTTGTCCAGGTAGTCAGTCACACCAATTGTGTCAGTCAACCATTTGTGATTGCATTTGTTAATCTGCATCAGTCCATAATCATCAGTTGCACTGATAACATCTGACCTGAAAGATGATTCCTTCTGCATCAATGCCATGACCAGTGTCCAGTCAATGTCATATCCCTTGCAAAGATAGAAGGTGAACTGCTGTGTTGCTTCATCCAGTTTGCAATTCAATGGGATGAAATCATATTCATCACCTGACCAGTCCATTGAAATTTCACTGGTGAAGACCCTTCCATCATATGCACCATAGTGGTTGACTTGCTGCATGATATATTCATTCTTTTCAGAAGTTGTTTGCTTGTTCTTTGCAGTGATTCCTGCAATCACTGAACCAATAATTGCACCTATCAGAAGAACCGCCAGGGTGAACAGAAGAAATCTTCTTTTCACAATCTTATATGGGTGCTGCTTGCCCCTGATGACCTTCCTTCCATGTGTTGTGTTGTTTTCCATCTTATTTTTCCATCCTTTCATATTCATTGAATAATTCATCTGTAAAATCTTTTCGCATTTCCAAAGTCTGCAAAACTGCTTCTTCCACACTGCCCTTGCACATCAACATGTAATAAAAACAAGGTTGTTCCTGACCGATTCTGTGAATCCTTTTCTTTGATTGTTCATATAGTTCTGATTTGTCAGTCAGTGTGAAATATATGATTTTATTTGCTTTTTGAAGATTCAATCCCATTGCACCTGCTTGATACTGGATGAAAGTGATTGAATTGTCATATTGTTCATAATTCAAAAGCTGTTTCTGTTGACCATTCACAATTGACTGTGGTCTTCCAAGTTCTTCTGCAATCTGAACCATTGCAAGATATTCAGCAGTGAAATTGTAAAATACAATCAATCTGTCCTGTGTGCTTTCCACCAGTTCCCTGAATGCCTGCAATTTGTATTCACTGTATTGACCACACAACTGTCTTGCATAAAGTCTTTTTGTCAGTGTGGTATCGCCAACCAGTTCCTTGTCATCAATGGTGATGATGCAGTCTTTCATGAATTTCCAGTATTCTTTGGATGCAGGAACAAACTGTTTGATGAAGGTCTGTTCAGGAAGGTCAAAGCATTCTTCTGTCTTCATGAAGACCGCCCCATGTTCACGCAACTTGGATTTCAGTCTGTCAACATTCTTGTATGGGTTTTCTTTATCCACAATTTTGTGAATAAAACCACCCATATCAATCTTTGTCCAGTTCACATATTGTCTGTTGTAAACATCTTCTGAAATCTTCCATCCAAGCAGATGAATCTGTGACCAAAGGTTTTCATATTTCCCTGCTGTTGGTGTTCCTGAAAGAAGAATCACATTGTCAGGATTCAGTTTCAGGATGAATTTTGACTGCTTTGCACCCTGATTCTGAATCAGTGATGATTCATCAAGCATCAGTGTAAAATCATGCAGATTCAAAAGGTCTTTCCTTCTCCATGCCAGTTCATAATTGATAACACCAAGCACATTGAATGGATATAAACAAGGTTCACTGTAATATTCACCAGTCAATTCATCCTGAATCCAGTTGTCTGTTGTTGCTTGTTCAGCTTCATTGATAAATCTTTCAAATTCCTTCTTGTTTGTCAGGTCAAAAATCAAGTCTTTTTGAAATGCTGACCTTTCTTCTACTGCATAATGTTCATTGAAATGGTCAATCCAGTCCTGAATTTTTGACTTCTGACAAACAATCAGATTCACTGGTGAATTCATAACTTTCATTTTTTCAGCACCAACAAAGGTTTTTCCAAGACCCATGTCCAGGTAATATGCAACCCTGTTCAGGTCTTTGGTCTGTTCCAGTGCTTCCTGCTGATGTTTGAAAAGTTCCATGACATCACCGCCTATCCTTCAACAGTGATTCCTGTGATTTTCTTGAAGATGTCCTTGTCAAAGTTTGGAAGCTGCATCACAATGTCTTTCTGTCTATCTGAAAGACCATCCCACCACATCTGTCTTCCTGTTTCTTTTTCAATGTGCTTCAAGAATCCACCTGTTACTGAATATTCAGGATGCTGTTCTTTTTCTTCATCTGTCATGTCATCATCCCACACCCATGCAAGAACATTTGAAGGACAATCCATCAGAATATATCTTGCATCTGAATTCAACCAATCCTGATATGTCCAATCAGAAGGTTTGTTGAACAGGAAAATCTTTGGTGATTCTGTATTGAAACAACCATTTGAAAAGCAAGTCTTGTTCCAATCACCGCTGTTCCAATCACCGCTGTTGCGATTACCGCTGTTGCAATCACCGCTGTTCCAATCACCGCTGTTGCGATTACCGCTGTTGCAATCACCGCTGTTCCAATCACCGCTGTTGCGATTACCGCTGTTGCGATTACCGCTGTTCCAATCACCGCTGTT